TTGCCTGATAGCGCGCAGCCACACACGCTCGAAGTGAAGACTATGAGCGAGAAGTATTTCAAGGTGTTGTGCAACCTCGGCGTCGAAAAGGCGAAGCCGGTCTACTATGCACAGTGCCAGATCGGAATGCACTTGAGCGGATTGGATCGGTGTCTGTTTATTTCGGTCAACAAGAACACCGATGAGATTTACGCAGAGCGGCTGAAGGTCGATCATGCCTTTGCGGAGGGGCTTATCGAGAAGGCCAAAGGGATCATATCGACCGAACGGCCACCGCTTGGCATCAGCAATGATCCGGCATGGTTTGAATGCAAGTTCTGCCCATATCATTCGATATGCCACGGCGACGGTTCAGCGGAACTGAACTGCCGCACATGCGCCTTCTCGACGGCAGAGGCTGAAGGCTGGTCCTGCGCCAGGCACAAGAAGGCACTCGATGAGATCGACCAGCGGAGCGGCTGCGGTGATCACATATACAATCCGGCACTGGTCAAGCTGCCGGTGCATGACACCGGAGAAGACTGGATCGACTACATCAACGAAGACGGCGAGATCATGCGGAACAAAGGCAAGGAGTTTAGCAAGTGCTAGAACTCCGTCCCTATCAACGCGCCGCCATTGATGGCCTATACAATTATTGGTCAGACAAGAAGGGCGACAACCCCATCATCGTTGCTCCGACCGGCTCTGGCAAGAGCCTGATCATCGCGCATTTGATCAAGGATGCGATGAGTTATCCCGGCACGCGCGTTCTGATCTTGACGCATGTCAAGGAGTTGCTGGAGCAGAACGCTAGCGAGTTGGTGGCGCTTTATCCCGAGGCAGATGTCGGCTTCTATAGCGCCAGTCTCAAGAAGAAGGTGCTGAGGAAGCCGATCACGTTTGCGGGCATCCAGTCGATCCACAAGAAGGCTTATCAGATAGTTCCAGCGCCTGATCTGGTGATCGTGGACGAGGCGCATCTGATCCCGAAGACGGACGGCACACGCTACAATAAGTTCCTCTCGGACCTCCGCGTATGCAATCGCGGTGTGAAGGTGGTCGGTCTTACGGCCACGCCCTACCGGCTCGATAGTGGCTGGCTGCACGAAGGCGACAACGCGATCTTCGACGGCATTGCATACGACATCCCGGTTGCCGATCTCATGGAGCAGGGCTTCCTGGCACCGGTAATTAGCAAGAGCGGCGTCAAGACCATCGACCTTTCAAACGTCGGCAAGCGCGGCGGAGAGTATATCGAGAGCGAACTAGCCAAGGCCGCATCTGATCCGGAATTGGTAACAGAAACGGTTGCAGAAATCGTGCGCTATGGTGCGGAGCGAAAGGCGTGGCTCGTCTTCGCTTGCGGTGTCAATCACGCCGAGTTGCTTCGTGCCGAGTTCGAGACGCACGGCATCGAGGCAGATGTGGTCACGGGTGCGGATGGCATGAGCGCACGCGCCAAGAAGATCGAGCGGTTCCGGCGCGGCGGAAGCAAATGCCTGATCAATGTGAACGTCTTGACCACCGGCTTCAATGTCCCGCATGTCGATCTTGTGGCAATTGTGAGGGCCACCGAAAGCACCGGCCTGTACATCCAGATTGTCGGGCGTGGCACACGCATTGCGCCGGGGAAAGAGAACTGCCTGGTGCTGGACTACGGCGACAACGTGATGCGCCACGGATTCATTGATCAGATCAAGCCAAAGATCAAAGGTCGCATTGAAGACGGCGAAGCGCCCGTCAAGAAATGCCCGGAATGTTTGACTGTCAATCATGCCGCCGTTAGAGTGTGCATCGAGTGCGGCCATCAATTCCCGCCTCCGCAGTTCAACCACGGAACGAAGGCATATTCTGGCGCGATGATCTCCACACAGGTACAGGCCGAATGGGTTGACGTTGACGATGTGGGCTATTCCCGCTGGCGCAAGGAAGGCAAGCCAGATAGCATCCGCGTCACCTATTATTGCGGCCTGATCAAAGTCTCCGAGTGGCTATGCCCTGACCACGGAGGCTATGCTTCGGAGCGATACCAGAAGCGGATGCCATCTCTTGGAGCATCTGCCATGACCACCGAAGAGGCCATGCAAGAGTGCGACCACTGGATCAAGCCGCGCAGGATAAAGGTGAAGCCGAATGACAAGTTCCACGACATTGTACAACTCGACTATAGCCAGCCCAAGCGGCTCACCGTTGAAGAATTGGCAGAACTCCAGGAACCGCTGTTCTGATTGCGTGAGCCTGTACGATGCTCGATATTGCACTCATTGGCGTGACGTTGTACCTGATCAGGTACAGAAAGAAGGCTGCGATGCGTTTAACGGTTTCCCTCCCTTCTGAGCATGAAGAACAAGCCGGATTCGTGCAATGGTTTCGCGCCAAGTGGCCTCGTGTATTGATATTTGCAATACCAAACGGCGGCAAGCGCAACATCTCGACGGCAAAGAAGCTGAAGGCCGAAGGTGTCGTTCCCGGCGTGCCAGACTTGTTTATTCCGGCATGGGGAATCTGGATCGAGATGAAACGCCAGAAAGGTGGGCGCACATCATCTGATCAAGACGGCATGATTTCATACTTGGAGAACGTGGGCCATCACGTTATTGTTGGCTATGGCGCAACCGATGCCAGCGACAAGCTGTTATCTTTGTTGAATATGGGCGGGGCGGCGACTACAGGAGGATAGCCACCGCCCCATACATCCGGGGGAGCAGACCGGATGCTTGCATTAACAATTGATTGAGAATTCTAGTCTAGGCTTGCCATAGTTTCAAGGAGGAACATCATGGCGAAATATCAATACGATGCCACACAAGACCAGTGGCTTCATGGTGATCCGGGCATGCTGTCCGGTTCAGTGGCCGCTGCTGATCAGCGGTATGCCAAGCCTACCCAGATCAGGGAGAGCTGTGCCCCTCGGCTCTCCCTGACAGACTGGCTGATCTGCGGTCCAATCATGATCGGACTTGGTTTTCTGATGGGAGTTTACTGGCCGTGATGAGGTATCTTGTTTTGATCGCCGCGATGACAGCTGGAGGTGTCATGGTTCATGCTTCGGATGCGACTCGATTGGTTACATCGGAAGCTAGACGGCAAGGCGTGCCGGTTGGATTCGCCTTGAAGATGGCAAAGATTGAGAGCGGCGTACGATGCCACAACCATAACAAGCGAAGCAGTGCATCCGGCCCATTGCAGGTGCTGCGCGGCACAGCGAGGGCTATGGGCTACCGTGGTGACATCCGGCGGGCTTCGTGCGCTACGCAGACGCATTACGGGATGAAGCATCTGGCTATGTGCTGGCACGGTGCGCGAGGCAACGCGGCGTTGGCAAAACGATGCCACCAGGTTGGCGTGTCTGTGCTGTATGGCAAAAAGAAGAGGAGGCGTTGATGACCAGAGAACCTGATCTTGAAACCGTCAATCGCGCATTGGGCGAGACGGTGAGGAAATTGCAGAAAGAGTTGGCTGATGCTGACAGAAGAATCCGGCGGCTTCGAGAGGAGTTGGCAGAGGCGCATAGAGCGGCGGCACTGGCCGCAGGGAGGGATTGGTGAGCCATTCAGTGAGCAAGTTGCTGCTACTGTATGCCCAGCAGTTCGAGGACCAGCACGCGCCGCAGAACATGACCATTGCGCTGCGCGAGGCTGCGACTGAGATTGATCGGCTGCGCGGCGTCTTGCAGCGTGTGCGCAGGTGGGGATCGCCAATGGTGAAGGGATACATCGATGGGGCGCTGGGCAGACAGGCTGGAGGCGGTGATTCTCTGGCTGATGATCAAGTGGGTGAAAATCGTGAACTGGAGGCGCAGGGATGAGTGATGTTGCCCATTCTCGCGACTGTGTGTTGCCCTCAGATGGCCGAGCCGAGGGACTTGTGAGGGCCAGCGAGTTGTTTGCGCTTACTGCGGCGCGCGACCGCCTCACCGCAGAGGTGGAGAGGCTGCGTGCGGCGCTGGAGTTTTATGCCGACACGTTTTGCGAAGGTCCTGCTGGCCCTCTGTGCGGCAAACTGGATGATACACGCTGCTCTGGCTGTAAAGCCCGCGCCGCACTATCAGGAGACAAGCAATGATCAATCCTAAACAGATACCTGATGAGGTGGTGGAGGCGGCGCATCGTGCTTTCTACGCCGAGAAGCCGTGCGGGTTTCGTGAAGCCCTCGCAGCAGGGCTGGCAGCATGGCCGGAGATGGAGCGCCGCCCGACATTCACGCCGTCGCGGATCATCCTCCCCCTGACACAGGAGAACAATAATGACTGACATCATAGACGAACGCGAAAAGACCCACGGCGACTATTACCGTGTCGCCATGATGGCGCAATCGATTAAAGAAGCAATGTGCGTTGGAGATAACTGGGAAGAACTCGACGATCTTCAACGCGAGTCTCTAGAGATGATCGCCAGCAAGATTGGCCGCATCCTGTCAGGCAACCCGCACGAGGTAGACCACTGGCGTGACATCGCGGGCTATGCAACGTTGATCGAGCGGTGGCTTAC